CATTGATATTTGGAATAAAAGAAGTAGCTGTGCTTGTATTAATACCTCTAGTTCCTGTACTTCCACTATAAGTACAATTAATTGTTGGTGTGCCTGTATATGTTAAGTTTGTAGCTGTTGGGCAGTTTAAAATAGCCGCTGCATTACCTGTTAAAGTAATGTTACCTGTACCAAAAGTAATAGCACGTGTATTGGAATTAGATGAACTGAATATACCTGTTGTAAGGGTTTTACTATTAAGGTCTAATGTGCCTGATGTAAGTGTTAATGTTCTAGATGAAGTTAATGTTAAAGCATCTTGTAATTGAACAGTTTGAGTTCCGCTTATTGTAATAGGACCACCAAAAGTAATACCATTAGAAGTAATATTTTGCTGAACTAAAGTAGAACCTAATGTTGTTGTATTTGCTCCATCTGTAGCTGTCATTCCGTTTGATAAAGTTAATGACCCATATATGGTTTTACCAGTATTGTTTAAAGTTCCAGAAAATCCAGTAAAGTCAATAGTTTTATAACTACCATTTGTTAAAGTAACAGAACCTGTGCCAGCAGAAATATTAAAACTTATTGCATTGGCTTCTGTAGTCGCTGTAGGCGTTATTGTTCTTGCAGTTGCAGATGAGTTAGTGCAAAGAATTAATGGTGTGCCTGATACAGAAAAAGTAGTTGCACCTGTATAAATTGTTCCTGTGCCTGCTGCTGTAATTGAATTACTACCAAATGCTAAAGTGCCTGTAAATCCAGTCATTGTTAGTGTAGAACAAACTGCCGTACCACTACCAATAGTTACAGTATTAGCTCCAGAGTTTGCATCAAAGAAAACTGTATCAGAGGAAGTAGGCACAGCTTGCCCCCCAGCACCACCAGAAGTCAAAGCCCATTTAGTGCCAGCAGTTCCATCCCATGTTGCTGTACCACCTACCCAATATCTTGCTGCCATATTAAGCCTCTACAGGAATAGGATTGCCGTTGTCATCTAATACTTGATTACCTTCAGCATCTGTTTGCCATACTACGCTTACAGGATTGGTCACAATCGCATACCAATTGTCAAAACGTTGTTGTTGCATGCTCGAGATTTGTTCAGGCGTAAAGGAGTCAATGCTATCATCATAGACAATAGCGTCCTTAAACGTGTATCCGTCTTTAGTAATCTCAAAAGGAATAGACTGAATAGTCATTCTTAACTGAATTGTACTTTAAATGTAAATTGAATTGAATCACCTGTTGATAAATTGATTGTACTAAAGTCACCTTTAGCAAACAAATTACCAGAAGTAGAAGCGTCAAATAAACCAGCATTAGTGATAGCTAAAGCACCACCTGCAGTTTGTGTACCTACAACTTGATATGTATCATTGGTAACTGAAGTTGTTACTTGTGATTGAGTACCAGATACACGAGTACCTGTTTCAGTAAATAATGTTGTGTCAGTAGCTGCAGTAGTACCAGCACCAGTACCCCATGCAATGTACTGAGGAGCAGTACCAGAGCCCTGGATACGGTTAGTTACAACCGCCTTTCCTGTATTGACTAAAAGTGTAGCCATTGTTTAATTCTCCAAATAATTCGTTTAATAGGATTCTTATGCCAGTAATCTATAGCCCCTAGCTCTTCAATAGAACCATCTGCCCTAATGATACGAGCAGACAGTACTATCTCTTTAGCGTTTGAAGAGACCACTTCCATTAAGGAGTCCATCCTTTAGTAAGTTCTAAGATAACTGAGAATGAATAACCTGAAGTAGTCCAAGTACCTGACTCCGTAGATGTAGACCAATTAATCTTACCAGTCCATCCTGTATTCTTAGGATTTTGAATACCACCCATAAAATGATAATCAGCTTTACCACGACCAGCTAATTGTTCAATAACTGTTGTACCAGAAGAATCATCCCAAACTAAATTAACCACAATACCATCTTCAATGTTGTGAATAATCTTGTCTACACGATACCAACCTGCTTTTAAATAACCAGACCCCGTAGGGTCTACTGTTGAGCGAGCTGCTGGGTCTACTAAAGTTGCTGAAGTAAAATCGGCTGTATTTGCATTACCAGTTAACTTAAGAATTGTCTTTGCAGGACCGTCCTCAAGAATCTGAATGTTTGATGTATTAGCCATTATATACCCCTAGATTAACGTGAAAGTTCTTGGGCTGCTAAAACAAAGTCTGCAGATAGAGTATCAGTAGCTGTAGGAGTAATTTGGAACACTGGACCTAAGATAGCGTTAGTTAGTGTTGTACCACTTGAACCAATTGTAGGAGCTGTTACACGAGCTAATTTAGCGTTATTAGCATACACTTCTAAATCTGTACCATTATAGTATAAACCTAAATCAACCCATGTAGCAGCGGCTGCTGTTGCAACACCTGTCACTAATGTAGTTGCTGTAGAGCCTACTGTTGATACTAAGTTAATTGAAGTTGAAGCTGCTGGTTTAACAAACCAAAGGCCATCGGTAGCTGTAGAACCGTTTTGCAAACCTACATAGAATGATACATTACCTGCTACTGCAGAAGCTTGAACACGTGTTGAGAACCATGCACGATTACCTGCTTGGAATTGGAAGAACTGACCATTCTTATAAGCAGATGAGGCAGTTGTTGTACCACCTGGAGTAAGGATAGCAACACCACCTACACCTGGAGTTAATGCGAATGTAGATGAAGTGCCTGTTACAGAATAGTCTGTACCAATAAGTGTGTTAAAGTCATTAGAGTAAACTGAGCTACCTAACGCTTGTGTACTCCCAGTATGGAATGGGTCTGGGAATGGGAATGAGTATAGTGTTTCATTTGGAAAAGCGGTTGAAAGACCACTTAATAAACGGGTTGGGTTTGACATTGTAAATCTCCTTTGACGTTGCTTAGCAACGCTTAATTAAAAGCGTCATCAGAGCTTATTAATAAATTTAGTTTTTAAAGCCTTTTTTAGGAACTGTCGTATCAGGACGTTTTCCTTTTTCTTTTTGATTCTCAAATGACATTTTGTTTTCCTTAAACAAAAAGAAAGTAGGACTTACGCAAACGTTTTAAGTTTACAGCCTACTTACTAATATGATACCATAATTATTGCTTTTTGTCAAGCATTATTATTACGGGCCGTTTACACCCCATACAGCACGTGGGTCTGACCAACCAAATGAATAACGCTCATAGCCTTTAGCTTTAACATTCATTGTATCGAAGTCATTGTCTTGGTCAAATTGAATACCAACACGCTCGTAGTACTTCATACCTGTTTTGCCTGGGATTGTGTTACGGATGAACCAAGCATTAGGAGCTGTTAGGTAATGGTTTACCTTGAAGCCACCAGGGATGTAGTTACCAGACTTGATAACGTTAATGTCGTTATTAGCATTACCAGTTTGGTATGAAGAGTGAAGGATACGTTGTGCATTGAACACTTGTTGACGTGGGATAATCAATGTCTTAGGCATGATGTTAATCAACAAGCCACGGTCATTTTGAAGACCCATAATTGCAACAATTGCATCTTCCAAAGCTGCTTCTGACAAGTCAGCGTCAACTGCTGGACGGTTAGCCCATGTGCCGCCTGAAGTGTTAGGGTGTGCTGTAGAAGCCAAAGCTACGTTATCGCCACCAACATATGAAGCATTAAAAGCACGGTTGTAAACGTTAGCAGCTACGTTCTCTTTCGTTTGACGGAAAGACATAGCCAAAGCAGCAGCACGTCTACGGCTTACTTGCTCATACAAGTTATCATCCAACTCTTCTTTAGTTACAATGTAACCAGAAGCGTAAGCGATGTGAGTATAACGTGTAGTGAAACCTTGAACTTCTGAGTCATATTGAATGCCTTGACCTTCAGGTTTTTGTTGAACAAGACCGAAGCCTGTTAATTGTACATCTTCTTCATAGTTTTGATTAGATGTTTCTGAATCGAACAAGTCAGTGTATTCAACTTGATGTTCGTCATATGTTTGACCCCACCATTGTTTAACACCAGGCCAGAGAGCCTTTGGATGACTTGCAGTAGTAATTAAACCCGCCATTTTATTTCTCCTATATTATTCTATTAAACGCCAGTACGGCCTGTTACAGCACCATTGAATGCGTGTACGTTGAAACGTACTAGCAAGGCAGCATAAGCACCTACAGAGTTATCTGCACGTTGGATGAAGCCTTGGATTTGTAATGGTAATGAGTTAGTTGTAGCTGGAGCAGTAGCAACTGTAGAAGAGTAAGGAGCACCGTTACCAAGAGTTGTTTGGTTAGCAGTGATAGTTACGTTACAGTTGTTGTTTGCATTTGAAGTAGCCCAAACTGTAGAGTCACCTTGGATTTCAAATACTGTACCTGGGTCAGTAACAACATATAGGTAGTGAGCACCTGAGCCTACTGGCAAGTATGTTTTTTCTAAAGCTAGTGAGTTACCTACTAAAGAAGCACCTGCATCAGCAACACGGATACCAACAATAACGCCAACTGGCAATGTTGTAGCACCAACTGTACCTGCCCATTTAGTAACTGCTGGAACACCAAGAGCATCAGAACCTGTTGCTAATTGAACGATGTCACCAATCGCATATGAGTTAGAAGCATCATTAGCTACGTAGAATAACGTAGCACCTTGTGACCAAGGACTACCGTCTGTATTTTGTGCTGGGCTTAGGCCCTTAGGACGATTAATGTTCGCCATAATTAAATCCTTTCAGAATTAGTTTTTATAAGAGATGCCTTCACGAGGTGTGTAGAAACCATCAGAACTTCCTTTTAGATTTCGACCACTACGGATTGCATCATCAATTTGATTGTTTTTCTCTTGTAGAGCTTGTTGGTCTTCTTCAAACCATTCTCGTTTAATTTTCATTAAATAGCCGTACTGCTCACCTTCTTTAGCAGAAGGGTTTACAAGGAATCGTACCTTATCTCCAACATCTGTATTTCGAGATGTTACATTTTCTTTAACACTCTTTAATTCATCAGGAGTTACAAATTCGTAGCCACCATCTAAAGCCGCTTGAATACGGCCTGGGGTGTCATTTAAAATGTGTAAATGCCATTCGTCCCCTAGATTGTGTTCTACAGTAAGTTTACCTTCTGTACCATTAAAGCTGTTACGTTTTCTCTCTGTACCTGTACGTTCTGCTGCACTGCGTACTTGTAAGGCTTTCTCTTTCTTTTGTTCTACTGTTAATGCTGCTGGCATATCTATCTCCTAGTTCCAATCGTAAAGGTCAACGTATTCTTGCTTGCTCTTAAACAAACCTTGCTTAACGAATTTATCGCAAGCAGCTTTTGCTTCGGCTGGTAAGTTGTCATAAGATTTCTTCTTACTCGAAGGAGCACCACGAGTAGTAGAACTATCTACGGCTGACCTAGCTTGATTTGGGTTTTCAAATATCTCAGGTAAACGGCTTTGCAATCTTTCATCAAGTTTTTCTAAAAACTCTTTGCCAACTAAATGTGGGAACTGTTTACGTACAGCAGCACCTACTCCATTAGCAATCTCAGTGGCTTCTACATCAGGGCCAAACCAAGATTTGTTTTTATCAATCCACTCTGAAAGGGCAGGGTCAAGGGTTGCTTCAGGAACTGGTTGAGCAGCAGGAGCTACTTCAACTGGTTTCTTAGCTTGCTCTTCCTTAACCTCTTCAATACGGTCTTCCAACTCCACTACACGGTCAGCATCGCCTTCTCGCATAGCTTCTTTACGTTGTTGTTTTAAAGTTTCTAATTCTAGCTTGGTTTCAGCTTGCTTACGTTCAAAGGCTTCTTTTTGAAACTTTTTAAACTCTTCTGCAGCTTCACGAATTTCTGCTAGTTCTTTAGAATGTTTTTGACGCTCAAGTTCCATTTCCTTCTTGAGACGTTCATTATTAGCACGAAGGATAGGATTAATTTCCTTACCACGTTTTACAAAGGTTTCAGCATCGACCCAAGCCTCTTCCGAACCTCGGAACTCTTCTTTAGGTACCCAGCCAAATACTCGTGCTTCTTTTTCCACACCGCCATTGTCTTGCTCGGCTTGTTGTACTACTTCTTCATCACTCATTTTCTATCCTTCTTTGTGAATACAAACTATATCTAAATCATTAACTACTCGGTATTCCTGTTCATCTAAAGTGTCTTTGCCTTTATAGATAAGACCTGAATATTTTCCGAATGTCACTAAATCACCTACCTTACACCAAGGCTCTGGTTGGTCGCTATAGGCTGTGCTACCTATTTCAATTACCGTTCCCCTGATTTGAGCAAGTTGTGCTCTGTCTGCAGTTACATCAGTTTCAATAAGAATACCACTTGCTGTTGTCTTAATTGTTTCTACAGGTTTAATTAAGATGCGGTGTCCTACTGGGGTAATGCCGCTATTATTTTGCATCTGCATATCCTTCCATTAACTGTTCGTAAGTCATGTCTAATATATTTGACACGCTCTTACAAATACCTTTTACTTCTAACTCTTGCTTCTCTTCGTACAAACCTATTACTAAGTTTTCTTTTAACTCTTCTCGATTACTCTTTAATGCTTTAAAAAAAGCTTTAGTTACTGAGTTCTCAAGCCATTCCTGATACTCACTTTTTGTAATAATCATTTATTCCTCTCTAAATATTCAATTGCTTTTCTAAGTACATCTACAGCATCATTACAACAACCAAGCATGTTATTACATTTATGACATAACAATGCTCTAACTTTTCCAGTAGTATGACAGTGGTCTACTGCTAATTTATTTGTTAATTTGTTTTTTACTTCTAAAGCATGTTTACCACAAATATCACAACAACCATTTTGTTTAGTAAACATTTCATTATATTGTTCTAAATTAATTCCATATTTTTTCTTTAAAGAGGCATTTGTAGAATGTTCTTTAAATTTTTCAGGGTTTGCTTTTCTCCAAGCTTGTACCTTTTCTTTTTCCTTTTGTTTTTGTTCTGAAGAAAGTTTTTCATACAACCCTTTTCTACATCGTTTGGGTTTGAGCTCCTGTTGCGTTACTGCTGTCTTCATTCATTGCTCCCTTTTGGTCAAACTCCAATGCTTTTAACATTGTTTCTGCTGCCTGAATCAGGCTATCTCGGTGGGACTTCTCAGCCCCGATTTGAGCATTGATAAGAGCGATTTGATGCCCTGTCTCAACCCCCTGAGCTTCAGCCATTAACTTAATAGCCTCTGCTTGTAACTTATTAACTTCTGCTTGTTTCTTATCTGCATCTGCTTGTAGCTTAAGAACTGCCATCTTAGCCTTCATTTGCATATCCATTTGTTTCATCTGCATCTTCATTTGTTCAACTTGAACTTTAGGATTTTGCGGAGGTGGAACTGCATTTGGACCTTGTGGGTCTGGAAGGATTTTATCAATGTTACTTACTTTCAAAGCTTCTAGATAACGTCTATTAGCTTCATGTAAGTTATACCCTGGAGATGTCTGAGCTGCTTGCAACACTGCGGACGCTTGTGCAATACGTTGACTGTCTGATACTACGTTAGGGTCTGACGCTGGGCTAATGTCTGTAACATTACCTGCATAGTCTTCACGTAATACTTTAATGTCTCCAAAAGTAGATTCTGTTGGAAGGTACAATTGATTTAAACGGTAGAGATGTTTAAACTCTTGTTTGAGTGAACGGTGAACACGTTTAAAGATTCCTGTGAAAATCTTCATACCTTGTTCTACCATGTTACGGCTAGTTTCTGCTGGTGTGTTCTGACCTACATTCTCTCCCACCATAACGTCAGTAGCAGCTCCAATACGCTCACCATAGTTAATAAGAAGAGATAAGAGAGTGAACATGACCTGACTAGGCTCACGGACAGGAAGAGGAAATACGTTCTTACGAATATCATCGCCAGTAGTCTCCACATGCTTCCACTCTAGTGGAGCAAACGATTGATTCCCACCACGAATCTTAAGACCACGTCCTAGGAAGCCTCCTGCAGTAACAGCCATTGTACCAGCATCAATAAGCTGATTGACAATAGTATTGATTGACTCATTGAGAGGTCCAAGTAGGACTCCAAAGCCAAGGTCATAGAAGCCACCATCAGGAGAAGGAATAAAGGAGTATTTAGTAAAATATTGTTCAGGTTTGATAAAGACAATTCGATTGCCTCTCTTTTCAATAGAACTCTTAAAGTAGTTCGCTACAATACGGAATACTTTCTTAGAATCCTTTTCAACTGTTACAATGTATGGTTCTGCATAGCCATCACCATCTAAGTCAATGTAACGATGTTGCTCTAACATTTCGTATGGAGTTGAAGGGTCATCATTAGCTGGATGAACCCCTTGAGCTGTATCACGAGTTGGGTTAGGGTCCTTAGATTGAGCACGGTCTAAAGAAATATCACGATAGAGGCCACGACCAATACGTTCATGGATGTCATTCTTAGTCATGTAAAGAACATGAGTGATACGATTAGCCGTATCTAAAGATTTAGTCCAATAGTCTACAACTAAGTCACGAGCTAACACCATCTCTGAGATGTTTGTTTTATGACGTGGAGAGAAATAAGATTTCTTGAAAGAACAACCAATGATAGGTGTAGTGATAAGCACCTTATCCATTTGGTCTTCCCAGTTCTCATCTTCCTCAAGCAATTGGAAAGACATATGCTCTTCAATGCGTTTAGCACGAGCCTCTTTCATGCCATCAGGGTCTGTACCATTCACACGCATCTTAACTAAATCTCTACCTGAGATAAGAGCTGGGTATGCACGAGCATGGAACTGCAAAGCGGCAATAGTGATTAGAGGGAACTTAACGTTAGAAGCGTTAGGCCAAGGGAAAGACTTAGCCTCTACAACTTGGAGAGCCAGCTTCATGCTGTCTTCCATTTTCTTTTCCCATTGTTCACGGGACTCTTTATCCATCAAATATTCTTTAACAACCTGTTCACCAATAGTTACAAGTTGTTCGTCATCCATCATCTCCGCAATGTTAGAAGAAGCGATGAGCTTATCAATTGATTCTGTAAAGTCTAGTTCCATTGTTTTCCTTATCCACCTATTCCACCAACCTCAGAGAACAAGATTTGTCCTTGAGGAGTTACTAATCGGTCATGCTCATCCCATGATGGAGCACCTGGTCTTGCAAACTTACTCTCATTACTAAATGTAGCATGGTAAGGAGTTTTATGTTCATCCGTAAAATGTGGCTTACCATCATTAGGATTAATCATTGTTTTAGCTGCCTCTGGGTCTGACTTTAATTGTTGGTAGTAACCACGCATATCATAGTCAGGTCTAGGGTCTTCTGGGTCAAAAGGAATATTATTAGTCTTTACCCAATTTAAAAACTCTTCTTCATCTTTATCAGATTTAAAAGTGGTTATCTTCCAAGCAGGGTCTGCCCATTGCATGTTACGATTTAAAAGAGATTGTTTATATTCTTCTTCAGTAGGCATATCTAGTATCCACACACAGCAGAGCGACCATCGTCTCCACTATGTCGTTGCATTTCATAAAAATATTCTTCTTCATCTTCTTCTGGAGTATTAGCATTGTGCACTTGGTCAATCACCAATCCTAACCAGCTAGAAGCATCCACTTGGTCATCATGTCTTCCTTTAGGGAAGCGAACCAATTCATCTTCATAATCAGAGTACCATATAGCACCCTTGTCAAACTTAACCCCACCTGCTCGTAACCTAGCTTGAAAAGACCTAGCACGGGTTTGTTTGTCTTTAGTAGGAGTCATAGGGTAGAGGTTCATAAAGGAACCACGTCTACTCATTTCACTCCGTAAAATAGCCCCCACAGCCTTTTCAATTGCACCACGTTCAGTGATAAATAGTTGTGGAGAGTATTTCTTTTCCACTGCAAACATCTCATCAACAATCTGTAAGGCATCCCATCTACCCTTACGAATGTCTACAATGTACATAATCCCTCTATCGTCCATTCCAGCAATAGCAATCACTGTGAAGTCACTACGTTCTTTTGTGGAGATAGCAAAGTCAACTGCAGCGTAATACACCAACTTCTTTTCACCATGATGAATGGCATCTACTTCAAACTTTGGAATCTCGTTAAAGTCTTCCCGTTTAAAATAGGATGTTGCTTCATCAATAGGGTAGTTTAAGAACTCCTGAGAATATACTTCAGGGATACCCTGGTCTAAATAACGTTGTCTCTCTTTAATCAAACTATCCTTAGACCATCTTGTAGGCCAAAGGATGTGAGAGTAATCCTCATCGTGTGCACGGTAGCGAACGCTAGTCCATGTCTTTCTAGAGTTTGTACTATAAGTACGGAGAGGTTCTATTACTGAATACTTGTCTGAATCTTCTGGTAGTAAGCGATTTAATAGGCTATCCAAATGGAGAACAGTACCGACAATACGGCAAATCCCGTGTCTTGCCATACAAGGTAGCAAAGCTCCGTCAAACCATTTACGAAACTTCTCACGTCTATCTTTGTTAAGAACTTGTTCATCGGATTCCAAATCATCACATACAATTAAGTCTGGTCGGAGTTGGTTCCATTTAAGACCACGGACTCTTTGCTCCGCCCCACGTACCAGTATACGAAAAGTATAACCATCGCTAAGTTCAATGATAATATCAGTCTCTGTGTCCTTCTTGAAACCTTTAATACCAAACAATTCCACCAAGTCATCATTATTACGCAACTCTTCTTTTATGTCGTTTAGGAAGTTTACTGCTTGAGTTTCGGTATCAGAAACGATGACCACAAACTTTCTATCTCTAAACAACACTGCACTTAAAGTATAACAATGAGTAACTGCAGTTGATTTTCCATGGGAACGAGGTGCTGCAATTGCTACCAACTTTTCTTTACTTGTGCAGAGTTCCCACCATTGTCGGTGTGCTTCTGGTGTAGGGGTTGTACCATCATAGCGTTTAGCTAAAGTAGATACAGAAAACCCCTCAATAATTTGAGAGGTGAGTTCCAACTATTTCTTTACAGCTTTTTTAGCTGGTGCTTTTTTCTTCATTGCTGGGGCTGAACCACCATCTACATCTGCACCAATGGCATCATAAGCCATACGAGCTTTAGAATCACTTGCTTTACCTTTAGCTGGCTTCATTGGTGCTTTCTTGCCCGCTGTTGTCTTCGGTGCTGTTGCTGTTGAAATTGCCATTGTCATTTTCCTCTTCTAATAAACTATCTTGAATTAAAACACCATCTTCTATCAATCTACTCTTAGCAAACTTTTCAAAGGCATCTGCAAGTTTGTTAAGTCGGTCATCAACGCCAATCTTGGCAGATATGCTGGTGGGCTCTCCCCGTACTAATTGTCGTTTTGTTGTTAGGTTGTCAAATAGGATGGCAAGGGTTTTTGTGTCAACTGGCTTACGTTTATATTCTCCCGTCTTGCGGTCATAGAATACATCTCCCAGTTCTAAGCGGTCTTTAATCTCAACAAGAGATTTGTCTAACACTTCGTTGATGCGAGCTGAAAGGTTTTCATTCTGCTCTACATACACTTGCTTTTGAATTTCTACCCACCAAGGTTCTTGATGCCACAGACGTAGCTTCTCAGAAGGAACCTTTGTTAATTCAGAGACCTTGTCAAAGTCTCCATAGATGCAATAGAGGGTGCAAGCATCTACTTTAGTTTGTTGAGGGAACCATTCAGGGTTGTGATGTTTAGCCTTAAGTGGACGTCCTCTACGTCTGCCCAGCATAATCTCTTGTCCGTCAAAAGTATAGCCGCTTCCCTTTGGTTCTTTTGGAAGTGCCTCTTGAACTTGATTGGCAAGGTCTAAATCGTCTGACAACTGAATTCTCTTTTCTCAACTATTACTATTATTGTAACAGAAACAAACAGATTTGTCAAGTATTATTTATAAAAGGAGGTATAATATTTATTTTAGAAAGTGTTTTTTATTTATAATAAAAAGGTATTGACTTTTTTATTAAAGTGTGTTAAAATAAATTAATAATATATAATAATAATTAATATATAATAATAATAATTAAATAATATAATAAATAATTAATAATATAATTATATAATAAATTAATAATGGTTTAAAAATATTAATAATTCTAAACTAATAGTTTAGTTTTTTAAATAAATATAAACTAGACATCCGCTTTGCGGACAAAGTAATTATCCCCCGCTTATTAAATTATTTATCCCTCCCCCTAAACCCGCTTTCTATTCCCCCTCCCTTATGTGCGGAGTGTGCCATAATTTGTCTGCACACGTAGCACCGATGTCAATCTTTACATTGTAAAAAATTTATAAAAAATAAAATAGCATGATTTAAATAAACTTAAGGGGGTGGGGTCTATCGTCCCCAGGAACTCCGTGATGGGGTCCCCCATTAGGACCTGTAGAAATTTAATTTATTGCCTATATAGATATACCAGTACAATTAATTGCCCCCTCCCCGCCGTTGGACTATGGCACTATAGTCTAGACTAGACCCACACTAAACAATAGAAAATCACATGATAATTATTATTAATTTTATAATCAATCCCCCCAGTGAGTACTTACTAACATGATGAATAAAATAAATTAAATAATTCTTATAGTACGAATGAGAATCATTATCATTTAGAATGTTACTTAACACCACAATAATAAATCAAATACTTATCCACAAGTTATCCACAAGTTAAATAGCTATAGCGAAGTTATCCACAGCCTATAATAAAGTTATCCACAGATAAGATTTAGTTATTAAATGACATGCTATCGATAAGTAAAAACAATTATAAAAAAGCTTGACATGATTAAATGCATATATATAATGGTTACATGTACTAAACAATTTAAGGGGTTTCAAAATGATTATTATTTATGCTTTTGAATGTTTAATGTTAGCTGGCGGCTTAGCTATTGTTTACGGTATGTTTAAAATCTAAAGGGGTTATAAGATGAATAAATTAGATAAGATTTTATGGGCGTTTACTTTAGGGTTTATTATTGTAAGCTTTTATTACTCTTTAATTAGTTTAGCTTTAGGGGTTTAATATGTTAGATTCTTATCAAGCTATGCAAAATTTAGGTATTGATTTAATTATTGGTGCTGTTATAGTGTTTATTATTCTTATTGTGAAAGGGTTATAAAATGTCAAAACGTAAACTAATTTTAAGTGCAAGTAGCGACGCCAAAACCATAAAGGGTGAAAAGCTAGGTTTTTATACTGGCATTCTATATATGGCTCCCGCTAATTTATCAGGGTATAACGTTTGCAGCATGGCGGAATTGGCGGGCTGTAGATACCCTTGTTTAAACTCGGCGGGCCGAGGGGCGTTTAATTCTGTACAAAAGGCCCGTATTAATAAAACAAAAAGATTTTTTGAAGATAGAGAAAACTTTATGCTGGATTTAATTTATTCGATTAATGCTGTAGTGAGAAAAGCTAAACGATTAAATCTTACACCTTTAATTAGATTAAACGGGACAAGCGATATTCCATATGAGAATATATATCATTATGGCCTTAATATTTTCGAGATTTTCCCGAATGTACAGTTTTACGATTATACAAAAATTCCAACACGTAAAAATATACCAGCTAATTATGATTTAACTTTTAGTTATAGCGGGGTTAAATCTTTCGAGGGTGCAATTGCTAAAGCTAAAGCCAATAGTAAACTAGCTCGTATTGCTGTAGTTTTTGACAAGGTAGAAAATATTCCGAATAGTTTTATGGATCGTAAAGTTTTATCAGGCGATAACAGCGACGTAAGGCACCTAGATCCTAAAAAGGCAATTATCGCTCTTTATGCGAAAGGTAAGGCCAAAAAAGATTTAAGCGGATTCGTAGTAAGAAAGGCTGCTTAATATGAATACTATTAATTATGCGATATTCCAATGTTTACGCCACGATTTACATTTACAGCATGAATTGGCTATGACTAAAAGCTTAGAATTTGCTAAAAGGCAGCGAGTGAGAGATTTACAGCTAAAAGCTTATTTAAATGCTATTAGTAAAACTGTAGTAAGTTTAAAAGAAAATCGTACATTCTATTATTAAGAGAGGGTTTAAAAATGATTATCTCAGGTAAACAAGTAAACAAAAAAACGATTGAATTCGATGGTATTGATTTAACCGATTATCCCGATTTTTGCGATAGCTATATAGTTTACGCCGAGTTTATGGATAAAACGGTTTTAAATGATAATGAGCTGGATTTACTACTAGATTTATATCCTAGCGAATGTAATGAGATTTTATTCAATTCTTTATATTAATTAAGGGGGTTATATGATTAATGCATTAATGAAGCTAAACGGTCCAAAATTTTTTACTATAACGTTTATTAAAAAAGATAATTCGATTCGGACAATAAACGGACGTTTAGGGGTTAAAAAACATTTAAAAGGGGGTGAATGCACCCTTGATAAAGAAAAGTTTTTAATCGTGTACAGCATAGCGGATAAAGGCTATCGGGTTATCAATAAAGAGACAATATTAAATATTCGTATGGATAATTTAACAATTTACAATAAACAAGGGGTTTAATTATGGAAAAACTAAACGATAAAGAGCAAAAACTAATTATTAAAAATGTATTAGCAGCTGCAAAAGATATAAATAAGCTTAATAAACGAGGGTATAACTTTTTATACTTAGCCAGCGGGTTTATAGCTCATTACAATTTAAACGGGTTTAAAGATTATTATACTAAAGAGGGATTGCCTTTTGATAATGATTTAAAAACCGATATTCTAGAATATAAACAATTTAACCAATTTAATAATTTTAAAAAGGGCGATTCTAATTTTGATTATTACATGAGCAAAAAACAAGTTTATAACGCTATATGCGAGGAGCTATAAAATGAGATTATTATCAAGTATTGCAATTGACATAGGCAAAAATTGGGTAAATGTATCATATGCAGCTAAACCCTATTTATCAGCTATGTATTGTTTAAATACATTAAACGATTCTTACGGGTTAGATTCGGGACGAAGTATTGTAAATTATTTTTTAGCGAATGCTAGTCAATTTAAAGGTGAAAAGGCTAAGGCCTTAAAACTAGAATTAAAAACAATGCTAAAAAACAGCGTTTAAACGATTTTTAATATTTATAGCTATATTGGTATTAAAAAAATTAAATAATCGGTTTAAACACGTTTAAAATCATTTTTAGAGGGGGTTTTATATGATTCGGCCTAAGGGTTTAAATATGGAAAAGATTGAAAAGCTTTTTAATGAGAATTTTACTTTTGATAAAAAACAATTAAACGAGGGGTTTACTCGCTGGATAATCTCACCAAAAACCGAGAGTTTAAAAAATCCCGAAAAACTAAACCAATAGTTTAGTTTTGTATGGAATTTTAAACCAATTATTAAACACAAGCTTTTTTGTATGGTATTGGTTAAACGCTAAACGCATTGCATGTAATAAAATGCAATATATTACAGGCTAAACGCCTAACGCATAACGCATGAAAGGTATTAAAAATGAATTTATCTAAAACGCAGCTATTCACTGAGGTAGAAGTTACACATATTTTTTTAAACCCTTGGGACGAACGCCTGTATACGTTCAATTCTTATCATGATAGGAATATATTAAAAAATCTTAATTGGGCTGAATTTAAAGAGTTTAGAAAGCCTCTTAAGGGTAAGACCTCAACCAATGAAAAATTATTCGTTCTAGGGGCTTTAATTTGCGTTTTAGGGCTATTTTATTTTACTTAAGGGAGTGTTAAAGATGAAAACTAAATTTATTAGAAATGCTTTAGAAAACTATCGCCTTTATTTAGAAGATTTTCAAGAGTCAACCGCATGGGCTGAACAAATTAAAATTGATATGTTAGAGCTAAATGATGCTTTTATTGAGCTTGATGAAATTGAAGGGGTGACAAAATGAACTTTTATCAAATGGATGTAGAGGAAATAGAGCGTTATATGCGAAATAATGGCTTAAGTGTGTCCGACCCTATGCAAAGTGTCATAGACCAATTAAAAGAGGCTAACGCATCCCTAAACGCATTATGTGAGTCTCTTACCAATAACGGGATAGACGCTTACCCCGAAAGTGTAGAGGAAGCTTTAAAAGAAAAAGAGGTAAATTATGAGAATTTATTATATGAATATAACGAACTTAAGAAAGAATTTGAGGAGTTTAAACATGAACAAACTTTATGAGGTGCAAGAATGGACGCTATGCGATGGATGGGTAAACGTGTGGACGCATGAACAGGATGGCTCACACGCACCTACCTACTTCACCAGCGAAAAGGCAGCCCAAGACGAATTAGATTGGTTTTTTCAAGAGATGGAGGAAGAAGTAAACGCAGGTAATATGGAGGATGTCCCCGAACGTGATAGCTTTCGCATAGTAGCGGTGGAAACGCTTGCAAATTAAGCTGATTTGTGGTATATTCGGAGG